CCAACTGTACAGAGATCAGATGATGAGGAGCCAACGCTGGGTGAGATTGCACTAGGCGGTGGCGAAATAACTATTGTGCGCGAATTTGCGTCCGTTTCTACGTTAGAACTAGACGTGGAATTTGTATTCACGTTACTTGTCGTTTGGGCGGCAGCTGGTAGTGTCAAGAAAATCATAATGAAGGCGGCCGCGAGTTTTTTATACATGTCGATTTTCCTCGCTAAAGTGACGATCCACTTCGTCAATACTATTTATACGGAAAAAAAATTAAAAAAAAGTGAAAAAAAGTGTTTACAATCGCAAAAAAACATGTTATAATATAAGTACAAAATGGAAAAGGAAGGACATATTATGAATTACGCTAATCAGCTTGGTTACTCAGACATCTCACCTTGTGAAGTCGTAAAGGTTATCTCTGAGAAAACTATTGAAATTCGCTACATGGATACCGAAGCTCTGCCTTGGGAACGCGAATTTCATCCTGGTGGTTTCTTTGGTCATACTTCGAACCAACGAGACCAGAAGTGGAAGATCACTTCGAACCCTGAAAACCCAGTCTTTCGCATTCGCCTTTCAAAGAACAAAGGTTGGAGAGACGCTTATGGAAATCGTTATAAGCTGGCTGATGAGCCAGTCAAGTTTTACGATTTCAACTTTTAAGAGGATGATTATGAAACCTTATATCCCCATTGTAGCTGTGGCACTTACTCTAAGTGCCTGTAGCTCTATGCCGTTTGGCAATAAAGACAAACAACCACCTATTCAGGTAGGAGGTATGGATGTCCCTAGTTGGTTTCTCACTGTGCCTGAAGATACATCGGATAGCATCTACGCTGTCGGAACAGGATATTCAGACGACTTGCAGTTCTCCATAGACAAAGCTATGCATGAAGCTAAGGTTGGACTGGCCGATAAGATCTCAGCTAGGACTACCGCCGAAGTCAAAACCTATACCACAGACAGTGCTAAAGGTGGACAAGGCGTATCAGCAAGCAAGGCAACAAAACTTGCTAAGTCTGGTTTTTCCAATGTTGACGTATCAGATTACGTTGTGAAGCATCGCATGGTTATTATGGACGGATCATATTACAGGACTTTTATTCAGATGTCGGTTGACCCGACGAATAGAGACCAGCAAGTAAGCTCCTTCTCTAATAACGATGAGTCAGAGGCTGACAAGGCGTTGGAGAACTTCTAATGGGATGGTTTGCGTTCGTAGCTACTTGGATTTATATTGCTGTTGTTTTATGGCCGCAAATTCCGGTGTACGAACCAATCCTTCCTCCATTGGAAGAAAAATTTGTGGTAACAACATATGAAGAGGAAAGTTGTACAAACCTTGAAACACTTACCAGTCGGTTAATTAAGACAGTAGAACAAGTCAAGATCGACTGAGTATAAATAGTTTTGCAATTGATGAAGCAGACTCAAAGGTTCGCTGGACGCGGGGGCAGTACCCGCCGCCTCCACCATAAACACATTAGGTGAGATGAAGATAACAAAAGAAAACACGCCTAACAAATACGTAAGATGGTTTGTTTGGTTCTTACAATTTAGATATGTGTGGGATATTACTACACTGCTTGAAAAATATTTACCTATGGAAAAGGTATATAGATTTTTAGGCTTTTATCTATTTTGGTTATTGTGGTTTTGTATGGTACTATTCATCTTATACAAAATTACGGGAAGCATGGACTTCTTACTTTGGTTCGAATAATGTGTTTATGATGGGGGCGAACTAGGATCGACAGGTGCTGAATAGGAAAGTGGAGATTGCCGGGTGGTCGCGTATAGACCGACTTAGTAACTGCAAACGATAACTTTGCACCTTTGGCTGCCGCAGCGTAAGCCAACGGGTTGGCCACTTACCTTGGAACAGAAAAGTGGCACTTACAACGGAGGATATAATGTTCAAATGGCTACAAATGATTTTTGGTTCTATTCAGTATACAAAGGACCTTTCTGCCCATAGAGCACATACAACGAAATACGAAGATCTTTGTATGTAAAAAAAAGTGTTTACAATTCCACAAAAACGTGATATAATATATGCATAATGAAAAAAGCCCTTGTGATGGAATTGGTAGACATAGCGGACTTAAAATCCGTAGGCTTTAAGCCGTGGGAGTTCGAGTCTCCCCGAGGGCACCAGTTAGGCGAACGCAGCTCAGCCTTCAATGTCGTAAAAAGCTGCATTGCACCCGGAACTTATACACCGGCTCTGCTTAATAAGGGGTCACTACCTAATAAGTGCATCCTGGGCCACGGTTAGCCCAGGCCGGATTCTGATTCGTGCGCCGGTAGGAGCCACACGGATAGAGGTAGTAAGACTTGCTACGATCCTACCACTAACTGAAAGGGAACCCTCCTGAGCAAGAGGCAAAAAGGCTCTTTAACACAGGAGGATTAATGACAGATATACCATCTTCTCTAATGAACTCCCCAGATAATAAGGCGTATTTTAGTATGACAACAGAAGAAATGTTTAAGCACAATATCGCTGAACTTGAAAAAGAAAAACATTACTATATGAAACGAGTCGCCGAACTCATGGCTGAAAACGAACAGCTGAAAAAAAATCAAAAAAAGTGAAAAAAGTCCTTTACAATCACGCAAAAGTGTGATATAATGTTTACATTAAATAATTAGGAAGGACTATACACTATGAAAATTCTCAAATCTAAAGTTGCTGGCATGACCGATCTTCAATATACAAAGCGTGCCAAGCTTATCAAACAAGTCGCTGAAAAGCGCGCCAACAAAGCCGCCGTTGAAGCAAGGCGTTGGTCTAATACCACCGAGCGTACTCGCAAACCATCTAAGTCCAAGATTGACGCTCAAATTTCTCGTATGGACGAAAACCATAACCATTGGACAGATGGTCCTCAATATCTTCAAGAGCACTACGGTGACCGTGCAGCTGCTCAACGTGATTTCGATAACGATTGGAACTAATATGACTATGCATCTTGTGAGAGGGATGTCATCCCTCAATACTAAAAAGCGTAAAGCTAATCGTCAACCCGGTTGGGAAAAGGCTCAAGCAGAGCATGATGCCTATCTTATGAAGATGGGTGTGCATCCTTCTCAGCTCAAAAACAAGGAGAAGTCAAGTGGCAATGAGATCCCTAATTACAAAGTGCATCGCTCAGTCCCAACGTCGGACCGCATCTGCACCATCGCTCCAAAAGCAAAGCGAAACGTCTACTCAGGAGACTACGTCACCGGATTGGCGACAATGCATAAGTCCAACATCGTCCCAGTCGGCCGCGGAACTGATCCGAAAGAATATGCGCAAATGAGGAGAAGCTAATGCCATATGAATATGATGAAGATCCTACAAGGGAACTTCTAAAAGAGGTCGTTACGACCTATGAAGCCGAAATTGATAGTCAGGGCGAACGTAGAATTCGTGTGACTACCAAGACCGCCGTGCATTTTCCAAAAAGTAATAGCCCACGGCATAATCCAACCACATCAACTACAGTTGAATATCTATAGGAGGCACAATGAGTTATACGCGTGGTGAAATGATTGAATTTTTACAGAATGGTATTTGCCAGGTAAAATTCATTAAGAAGAGTGGCGAAGAAAGAATTATGTCAGCCACTTTGAAAGAGGACTTGATCCCAGATGCGATTAAGCCTAAGGATGATTGGAATGGTGTAGACCAAACCATTAGTGCCATTCGTTGTGTAGACACCGAAAAAGGCGAGTGGCGATCATTCCTTGTAGATAACGTATTGAAGTTCAGCCATCCCGGCTGAACTTTTTTCAAAAAAAATTACAAGCCATTGAAATCATTGAAAACTTTTTTTCACTTTTTCCTTTACAAAGTGAATTTTTTGTGATATAATATATCTATAAAATGGAAAAGGAAGGAAAGTCCAAATGAAAAATCTTAAGAACCTCATCGAAGATCTGAAAAACGAAGCTAAGTCTGAGTGGGCTATTGCCGAAGATATGGCTGATATGTATGAGCAGGATGCTAAAGATGCTGAAAATGCTCTTAACCTTCTTAGCAAAGATTGGATTGAGGCAGCAGCTACTCACATCGCTTACCTGGACACATGCATTCGGGAAAGAATCGTAATGGCTATCTACGCCGACAAAGGCGCAGAGTTTACAGCAACACTTGGTTGGGAGGTTAACTAATGAAACTCGATACTGCAATGAAGGTCCTTAGAGACCGCGCTGAAAATTTCTATGGCCAGCCTGTAGCTTGGTTGATCGATGAAATGGACAATGGCTTTGACGAAACAATGCGTGTTACCGAAGCTTGGGAAACATACCACCGTGAAATGCTTGGAAACGTCTGGTGTGGTCTGAACGGTGTAGGGTTCTGCTCTCCCCGTGAAGCTGAAATTCAGCGTAACATTTATAATGGTGGTCATCAGTTGGAGATGCCGGTATGATTAAGTCTATGGAAAACAAAGTCTTCGATGCCTGTGGTTCACACCTTCAAGGTAACATTATCGATCACACATACGATGAGTTAGTTCATTCGTTTGGTGAGCCTACAATCGTAGACGGTCCTTGCGACAAGACTCGTGTAGAATGGAACCTTACATTCGATCTTGAAGACGGTGAAACTGTCAAAGCTACCGTTTATGACTATTGTAATGATGAGCCACTTGATGAGAATCGTTTCTGGTCTATCGGTGGCTGGAACCATAGTGCTTATACTATGGTAGCCTCAACGCTTTACCTGGATCATAAAATTTGGGAAAGTATTTGAAAAAAGTCCTTTACAATTGGGCAAAAGTGTGATAGAATAGATCTATCAAATGGAAAAGGAAGGAATGAATATGCCAATACCTAAGAAAACTCGTAAAAAGACTGTTCGTGCAAGAGCAAGGACAGGCGCCGCCGGAGCTCCAATGGAGAACTGGCTTGGCTTCTCATCTTACTTTCATATGGAAGTAGATAAAAAAGAATTTGCTACCATCACTAAAGCATGGGTGAAGAAGAACTATTCAAAGGCTGATGCCAAGGCTATCTTGGCTAACCCTGAATGGAACTTCACATCTCATTCTTATATTGCAGCATCTATCGTATGGTCTGATGCTGGTAAGAACTGGGATGACCTAGGTCCATCATATGCTGGCTATGCCACATGTGTCAAAAGAAAAATGGATCCACTCATCGAGTCTGGTAATCAAATCATCAAAGAAAAGAAAGAAGCTGATGTAGCTAAGTCTAACGTTATCGTACTTACACCTCAGCAAAAGCTTTTCCGTAAAGTTGGTAAAACCATCATGACCGATCTTGATGATCTAGAAGATCAGTGGATTGAAGGCGAAAAGACTACCTTGGATCTCTACAATCAGTTTAAGAAGCATGGCCTTAGTGGTTCTGCTGCCGATATGGTTCGTAGTAGACTTGAAGGTTGGCACCTTGATTATTCAGATGCTTACCATAAGCGTTGTGAACAGGCTGTTGAGGGTTACTCACACCTTAAGCGTCCTGAAATCAAAAGGCGTATGAAAGTTATCGAAGAGATGCTTGCCGATCTTGATAAGGTCAAAGCCTCAGCCAAGGCTGTTCGTAAAACCCGTAAGCCTAAAGTCAAGACCGCTGATAAGCAGGTTGCAAAGCTTAATTACCTCAAAGAGGATAAGACCTATAAGCTTACATCAGTCGATCCAACCTCTATTCCTGGTTCGATTCGATTGTACACCTTCAACACCAAGTCCAAAGACTTCGTTGAGCTAGTCTCTGAGTCACCTAATGGATTTGAGGTGAGTGGTTCTACACTTAAGAAAGTCGACCTTGAGTCTTCTAGGAAAGTGAAATTGCGTAAGCCTGATGAGTTCCTTCCGAAGGTGCTTAGTGGTACAGTGAAACAGGTCGATACGGCTTGGAAATCGCTGACCACTAAGACATCTACACCTAATGCTAGGATCAACAAGGATACCATCCTCTTGAAAGTGAGTGCAAAATGATAAAAGAAATTATGACAGCAATGGGCATTCTATTTAGTAGTGAAGCAAGCGCTGAAGTGTCCATCCCTCTTAACCTTGATCTTTCTGATATGGACCATGAGATTACCTGCTTGGCTGACAATATGTATTGGGAAGCTAGGAATCAGTCTATTAAAGGAATGCTAGCGGTTGGATATGTTACTATGAACCGTGTATCTGATGATCGATATCCTTTCAAGGTTTGTGAAGTAGTTGAACAGGGACCTGTTAGAGAGAGCTGGAAGAAGAATGGAGAGTTCTATCCTATTCGACATCGTTGCCAGTTCTCTTGGTATTGTGATGGCAAAGGTGATGATATACCAACTGCTGATACTGAGCTTTATACACTCATCAAGGCAATGGCGTTCAAAATCTACTTTTCAGGTGACGGCAATGACTTTACCGAAGGTGCTACACACTACCATGCGCATTATGTAAGTCCAGAATGGGCTGCAACTAAAACAAAGACCGTCGAAATTGGCGATCACATTTTCTATAGATGGGAACACAATCAATGATTGAACAGATTATTCTAACCAAGAAACGCTTTGGTAAACTTGTAGAGGACAAAGTCACTGAAACTCGAATGCCTTATATGGATGCGGTAATCGCCATTTGTGAAGAACGTGACCTTGATCCAGGTGACATTGGTAACCTTATTGGCCCAGTGTTAAAGGAAAAGATTGAAATGGAGGCTATTGATCTCAATCTGATTGAAAGTGATAATGGGAATACCCTACCCGTCTAAACGAGCTCAATCAGATCAAGGATTACTAAATGAATATGGAACCATTTGAGGCCTATAGCTATTATCTTGCAATCAAACTCCACTTTGAGAGTGACGGGTATGATGCTGTCAAGTATAACTTTAAGACCTCAGCCAAACCATCATCATTCTGGAAGAGGAAAGACAAATATCACTTTGCCAAGCTGGGTCGTAAATATGATAAGGCCCCTGAGCTAATTAACTATTACGTATCTCAGTTTATCGAAGATCGTAAGTGGGTTGGTGATATGATGACAGATGAAGACAACTATGCTGACTGGCAGAAAAGAAATCAAAGTATGTCATACACCTTTGAACAGGATATAAATAAACTTGCCGAGCAGGTAGACTCTTTTGAAGATCTGTTTGGTATCGATACACATCCATATATTGTAAGCCAATATTTGAATGGAAGTATTTGTTTGGAAACCGTGGTCATACTCGATAAGCTTACGGGCTTTATGAGGCACGCGGACCGAGCAATTAGTGAGACTATCCTATGGCCGGATATATCACGCAAAATACGTAAGTACTCGACGTTTGTTAACTTTGATCGAAAAAAGTTTGCAAATATTGTAACAAAGGTATTTACAAACTAGTGCTTATGTGTTATAATATACTATATGATGAAAACAGTGGATAATTCAGCTAATACAAAATACAAGGAGAAAACATATATGTCTTTTAGCGCTCTTAAACAAAATCGTGCAAACGATATCGCCTCACTCGTCTCAGCTGCCGAATCTATCGGTGGTGGCGGTGAAAAGAAATCGTATGCTGATGAGCGGTTCTGGAAGCCGACTGTCGATAAGGCAGGTAACGGCTACGCAGTACTCCGCTTCCTACCAGCACCCGCGGGCGAGGAATTGCCGTGGGTTCGTTATTGGGATCATGGCTTCAAAGGCCCAACCGGTCTTTGGTACATCGAAAATAGTCTGACTTCTATTGGTCAGCCTGATCCAGTCGGTGAAATGAACTCAGTGTTGTGGAACTCTGGTCGAGATGAAGACAAGGCGATTGCTCGTGATCGTAAACGTCGACTTCATTATGTTGTAAACGTTATGGTGGTCTCTGATCCTTCTAACCCAGCCAATGAAGGTAAGGTATTCCTTTATAAGTTTGGTAAGAAGATCTTTGATAAGATTATGGACGTGATGCAGCCTCAGTTCCAAGACGAGAAACCGGTTAATCCGTTTGATTTCTGGGAAGGTGCGGACTTCAAACTCAAGATTCGTCAAGTTGAGGGTTATCGCAACTATGATAAATCGGAGTTTGCATCACCAAGTGCACTTCATGAAGGTGATGATACCCAGTTGGAGTCGGTCTATAACCGCCTTCACAGTTTGCAGGAATTCCTCGATCCTAAAAACTATAAATCCTATGCCGAGCTGAAAACCAAACTCGCAAGAGTTCTCGGTGAGGAAGGTGCTCCTATGAGTACCGCTGAATCTGTATCGTTGGATGAGACTGCTCCTAGTCCTTCCTTTCCTGAGCGGGAACAGCCAGCGATCCAGGAGCGAGAGCCAGTGGATAATTCATCCGAAGAAGATGATACCATGAGCTATTTCGCGAAATTAGCTCAACAGAGCTAAACTTGAAAGGGAGGGTTTCGGCCCTCCCTTTTTTTATTGGGCCATAAGCCCAATACCTCTTGCCACATTTCTGCCAGATCTTGCTCCAGCTGCTGGACTTACAATAGTTGTTGGAGAACCACCCTGATTAGTTGTTTGATTAATTACAGTTGTTCCACCAGTACCACTATTTACCATCCCGGCAGTTGCAGCGGCTTGAATATCATTTAGTGCTTGAATAGCTAATTCAAGATCTTGTCCACCATTAGCTAATCCTCTAACTTCTATTCTATGTTTACCTTTACCGCGCTTACCACCATAAAGAGCAAACTCTAAATCACCTATACCATCTGCAAGTCCTTCAGCAAATTTGTCAATATTCCTACCTAAGTTTGAATCCACTCTTAATTTACCAAGTCTTTCAAGGTCATCTAAAACTAGGTTTAAACCTTTCATGGATTCAGCATCAATATCCTTTAATGGCTCTAATGCATCTACCATCTTTTGGATTCTGCTTTTTTCTTTAGTGGCTCCGTCATCTCCAAAGCCAAAGATATTCTTTACGAATCCAGCAATATCTGTAGCTGTTTCAGATAACTTACCCATCATCTCACCGCCAAAGAAAGAAGAAATACCATCACCAATATCTGGTAAAACTTTAGCAGCGGCCGCTAGTTTTTCTCCATCAAGATCATTAAGTGGTTTAATACCTTCAACTAGATTAGTAACTAGTTTTTTGGTACCCGATCCATCAGCACCTAATACACCAGCAAGTTTGGTAACGCCTTCAAATGCTACGAAGAATGCAGCAATACCAGCTCCGATAACACCCATACCAATTGCAGCTTTACCAGCAATCATAAGTCCACCAGGAGCAGCGCCAAAGATAGCACCGGCACCAAGTAATGCGCTAAGAGCTGTCAGTGAGGTAGTATCAAGTGCACCAATAGCTTCGGCAAAGTTTTTAACAAGAGTTACAATAGTACTACCATCACCGACATTGGCTGCCACAAAGTCAGCTGCGGCAAATCCACTAAAGAAGGCCGCGATGCCAAGAGAAAGAGCGCCAATGCCAAGTACCATTTTGCCTTGCTTTTCTTTAGATGTTATTGCTCCAAAAATAGCACCAGCACCAAGAAGCGCGGCAAGAGCGGTAGCAGATGCTGGAGTTAATTTACCAATAGCTAAATCAAATCCTTCAGTCGCTGCAGCAATTGCTGTATAATCTGAGCCAAGCCAACTCATAGCAGCATCGCCAAGAGCTAAACCTACAAAGAAGCCCGAGATACCAGCACCGACAGCCGCTATTCCAGTAGCAACATCAGTTGGTTTTTTACTAAATAACGTAGCTACTCCAGTTGCGCCAATAATTGCAGCAAGAGTAATAGCAGCTTCCGTACTCAAATTCTCAATGGCCTTAGATATTCCAGCCATAGCCGCACCAAGTGCAGTAAAGTTAGTGTCTATCCAACCCATATCGGCTGCGGTACTAATTGCGGCATCACCAAGTAGTAATCCAGCAAAGAATGCCGAGATTGCAGCACCCATAGCACCTAGACCTAAAGCAGCTTTTGTACCACCAACAGCGCTTATTCCCATGATTGAGGCAAGTACTGCAAATGCTTTTACATCCATAGACATAATCATATCACTAAATCCAAGAGCAGCTGATTTTAGAGCTGTATAATTAAAATCAGCTCCAATATCACCTAACCAAGAAAGAGCAGCGTCACCAGCCAAAAGGCCAGCAAAGAAAGCTGGAATAGCAACACCCATTGCCACAATACCGCCAGCACTTTTAAGTAGACCTGTTGCCATAGCACCAAGGCCAGCAGCTGCGCCACCAAGTCCAAGCATACCTAATAAGTTTCTGCTACTTTTAGCTGAGCTTGGATCAAACTTCATGCCAGCAAGACCAGCTGCTATCTTTTCAAGTGCCGCTGTTTGTTTTGCTTGTTCTCTTTGATCTTCTCTTCTTTGCTCTGTCTGTTCTCCCTCACTTGGTGGCGGTGGGATATCTGCCATTTTAGCAATATTTGTTGCTAAGGTAAAGATCTCTTTCTTTGTTTCAAGAAGATGTCGTCTCGAATTTCGGGAATGACGTTCAATTTCGCGAAGATGATCACGATTTCTATCATTACCTTCTTTAAACTGATCTATGAGATCCTGTAACTCAGCCATTTTTTATTACCTTTTTGATTGACTCACTTTAACCGAATCGCCTTTGCGTGCTGATAAAGCTTCTTTGCCATAGAATGCAGCCACAATAGCCGCAACTGAAACAAAGTATGTAGGTGCCATATCACCTAAGACCTCGGCTGCTTGAGCTAGTTCATACCATATAGAAAACACCACAAGGGCAGGATATAACAACATGCCAAATAAGGCGAACCAAGCCATATTGCGTTGGGCATCTTGTTTCTTATCTTCGTTTTCCATATCAGACTTCATATCCTGAAGCCTTAACATTCTTTCGTCCATATCTAATTCCTCGTCAGTAACGATTCCATCACCATCAATATCATACTTATTATATTCTGATTCTGGTTCTAATTTCTTTTGTGCCATCTATCTACGTCTCGCTTGTGCTTGCTGTTTCTTTATTTGATCATTTTGCTCTTCAACGAACTGTGTTAATAAGGCCACATAGATTTCTCTTTCCCACGGGACCATATTTTCGATTTCAGTTAAAGAATAATTATGATGTTGCATCATAGCGAAGTTGGTCCTAAACATTGCTTCCAATGTATTATGAGAAAGAGCTACCCGAAAAAATCGTTTAAGCCCTCCAAGACCTGATTATTTTCTGTTCCACATTTTTCACAAGTAAAGTTAATTTCCTCTTTTAGTTTTGGAAAATTATTAAAGAAATCCTGTAATTTAGAGAATTGTTCCTTATTTAAGGAATCAATAAAGTCAATCAACTCTTGTGGAGTTGAGTCAACTGCTGGATATACAGAAGATGCATCATAGATCGATTCGATCGAAGCTGCAATCATACCAATTACAAGATCAATTTGATTTTCCGTTGTACTACCTTTCATAACATCTTCTAATCTTTGAACTGTTGGATAATTAAGAGTAACACCAACTTCATCGGTCAAAGCAACAGTTGCCTTGGCCATTGGATCACCTTGCAATTCAACAGCATCTAAGTTTATGGTAACTGGATTCATATGCCCACATTCTTCATTAGAACATTTAATTCCAATTTCAGCGTTTTCGCCGACTGACTTAGATCTAAGTTTTAGAAAAATATATTCAAGATCAAACATTGCTAAGGACTTAACACTTACTTCTTTAAACGTGCAAACCTCAACAATATCTCTCATTGCGTTTGTAATTTGTTGTGCATCACCAGATTCTAAGCTGGTAAGCAAAACCTTTTCTTCCCTTACAACAAAGGGTCTATATTTGATTTGTTGACCCGTTGAAGGGATAACCATATCATATTTTACAGTATTAAGCTGTGGCAGCGCCATCATTCACTCCTTATATTAACCTAATAATTTATTTGCAACAGTGCCAAGTATCGTACCTGCAAGACTTGCACCATCACCCCACTCGTCATATGCCATTGTTACAGTAATTCTGGCAATTGCGTTTTCAGATGTATTTGCAAGTTCTACAGAAGATACAGTTACTGGAAACGCATTTCTAAGCGTACATGTGTAAATGGGAATATTGTCAGCTCCCAATTGCTGAATTTGTACATCAGAGACAAAACTATCTTTATAATTAACTTCACCTCTATCGTAATTAATTATTTGCTCTTGCCAATCTTGAAAAACCTGTTTCAAATAATAATCACCAGTCAAAAGAAACGTAAAGGAAACATCATCATTAATATATCCATACGGCTTTTTAATTGCCTTAAGGCGAGTCATATGTTCGGCAGTTGCAATTTGCCGTCCTGGTAGACTACACGATTCGCATAGTAGCGAAATATCTCTTGGATCATTAATTAAAGACATAGGATTAAATCCACCGCCCGATGCTAAGTTAGTTAAGATAGCACTTGGGTTAATAGAAATAAGTGGCAGTGACATATAAATTGAAAACTTATTTGCCTTTGCAACACCTTGTCTTTTGTTTAAAGTACTTTTAAGTGTATCAATACTGGCTGGTAATACCATTAAACTGCCCTCACTGCCTGTCTAGATTGGCGATAAACATTAGTGGCTGTAGACTTCTTAAACCGCTGAGTCTGCATGAACATAGCAATTTCCCACTCAGTAGGTTGGACCTTTACAATTCTTGACTCGACATGTTCAGTCAAATAATGTTTAAAGCATGGCTTATAAAAACGTAACTTCCGTACACTTTGTAGGATTCTATACCGAGCTCTAAAACGTGTAGTTTCATCGTATTTGTTATTTGTTAGTGAAAGCGCATCAAATAATTTAGCACGAAGTACAGGAGGCAAATAGTGTAGGTTCAAACCGTAAAACCCACCAGGTGCTCTTTCAACCATAATGATAAGGGGAAACGTATCATAGTATGGAAGCGTTTCTTTATGCTTTGGGTCATAGAAAAACATATACATGTCACCCATACGTGGACGAGTAACACGCTCCAATGCGCTATCTCTCAATAGGGTTTGCCTATTGATGTTTCTTATATTCTTAAGCTTATTGCGGAACCAGTCTTGAGAGTCTTTCGTCCGTGGCTGGATACCCGCTCTAAATGCTTGAATTTGTAATCTGTCAAAATAACTTTCAGCCATACCGTTATTTATACATCATCCTTTGAGGATTTTGATGCCTAATCCCTTCAAAGTATCCTCATGCCAGATAGCAAATTTATATCCACGGTCCAAACACCAAGCGTTTGCTGCTTTCCATTTGGATTCATTCTTCATATAGGTCAACACCTCATTCAAATATCGTTTAGTCTTACGCTTTGGTTTAGCGGGTGGAACTGTTTGTTTCTTGGGTTTTATCTCCACTAACCATTTCTGTCCATTAGAATCCTTGAAATAAATATCAACGAAGTATCTGTGTACTTTTTTATCAGTCGCACAACGATATGGGATAACATATTCCTCAGATGACCACTCGGTTATATTATTATGACCGTCGAGGAACCGAAAAACGGCTCTTTCCCATGACGATCGATAAACCACTTCTTTGTGGTTACCCTTGTACTTTGCAAT